CTTCCTGAGACCTTGACCATTATTAGAATCCTTCCAACACTCTGCCTTGAAGTCGCAGTACTTACAGTTGAAGCCTAGCTTTCTATTACCTGATGATTCTGTTACCTCTGAGTAACACCTGGAAGGTGGCAGAAGGTGAGGCATTATCTCCTTCAGGTATCCTATTCTTTGCACGGGGTCCACCCTGTCCAGTGGTACCTCTAGCAGGTTGAGACCGCCTCCGCTCTTGTCAATGGAAAGGAAGTACCCTATCTTTTTCTTCAGTGCTTTCCCGTATGAACTTAGCTGGTACATATAACCAAAGGGGTCGTCACCCTTGAGTATGCTCCCGTCTACAAATTTCTTAAAGCCGTAGGGAGAGGCAGACTTAACATCTACTAGCTCCCCGTCTATCAGACAATCTATGTGTCCCTTGACCTTCCCCACTGTCACTTCTTTCTGGCACTCTGTCACCGTGTGCCCTGCCTCTTTGACAAGGAGGAGAACGAAAGCCTCTAGCAGATTACCAAAGCAGAACTTGATCTTTGTATCTGTGCTCAGAGGTTCTTTCTCGTACCCGTGGTAGTCGTACCAGAGCTTCCTGTCCTCCTTCCCAACCGCTGATAGTCTTAGCTTCCCCTTATTGTCACGGTTTGTAGACTCCTCAAAAAAGTTTTCCATCACCTCCTTTATTTCTTCCAGAAAGGTAGCAAGATTAGCCTTGTCTGGTCCTGTACCCTGTTCTAAACGATTGTTGATATCCACCAGAAGAGAACTAATCTTGCTACCTGTCATCTCTTAGAGACCTTTATCTTCGTTGGTCTCAGCAGAGAAATCCTCTTCTCCTACGTAACCACTGTCAACAACAGAGAAGTCTTCTTGCACCGGGCCTTCGTAAGGTACCAGTTCAAGAACTTGTACAGCGTCGAGGTAGAACACGCTCTTACCTGCCCACTGCCCCTCTTCCAACTGCTTGGCACGGAAGAGGACATTGACCGTGCTCCCGTTACCAATGGCGGTGCCAGAGATATCTTTCTTGTGTATGTCCACAAGGCGAGGTGCCGGGAGGTCCTTACCGTCACGGGTGAAAGCATTCTTCTTGAACTTGAAGAAGGGTCCGCCACTGGCATGGTTCTTCTTCTTCCCGTCCTTGACAGAGGCAGAGGGGTTCATCTTCTCTATCATCTTAACTGCCTTTGGATCAAGCCCCAGGTCAAGGCACCATTCAGTGTCCTCCTTAGAAGTAGTCTGATACTTCTGCGCTGGTGTCAGCGGATCAAGTTTTGCCCAGTAAGCTGTACCTTGTACAATTGGCATGGTCTTTAGACTCCTTTAAGTTTATCCAGAATATTCTGGAATGTTTCTATGTTAAGGTTCATAGCATCTTCTACATAGGTTGTCAACCTACTTTTATTGTGATCATCTTTTGTTAAAACCTCACTCTCTGCTAACTGGTGGTGCATCAGTTCATTTCTCTGCTGCGTAAGGGAACGGGTCTCTTTTGTTAGCTCTGCAATCCTACTGTAAGAGTTATACAACTGTTTCTGTAGATCAGATACGTTGTTCTCCAGGATCTTTACCCTGTTACTCATCTTAGAAATTGTCAGGTCAATCACTTCGATATTCTCCATATCTACTTAGCTTCCCTCGGCTTGGTAAGTTTAAATAAAATATAAGGAGGGAAGCCATGTGGTTCAATCAGAATAGAGGGAGATTTCTTCTGGCTCCAGGGAGTGTACCCCTGGTACTCCCAGGTGTACCCCTTGTTCACTTGTTCTTCTACCTTATCAAGATACTCTTGGTTTCCTAGCCCAAACAGGGTAACAAATATAAAACTTAAAATCATAGTACCTTCTCCTTTCCTAGTGTGTCGCTGCCCAATTGGAACCTACGTTGTACTCACCGTTAAGTGGGCATTTCAATTTGTAATACTCCCCTGCTTGCTTGATACTATCTATTCCCATAGTACCTACCACGTCTGACAGGGGCTTGTCAACCTCTAACTGCCACTCATCGTGAACATTTGCAACAAACTTTGCCCTCCCTGCACAAGGCGAAGCCGCCAACTCCTTGTGAAAGATCAGGAGTGCTCTCTTCATCACCACTGCTGCGGCTCCCTGTAACAGGGTGTTCAGCGCAGCGTGCGGTGACCTTATCCAGAGCATCCTCCCGTCTAGCCCTCTGATCATCCCGTCTCTCTCTGCCAGGAGCACTACCCTGTGCCGTGCCTTATGTAGAGCAGGGGTAGCCTCTAGAAAATTATCTATCAAGGCCTGCCCGTCCTTGGCACTGCCCTCCACTATACTTCCTATCTTAGCAGCGCCTGCCCCGTAGAGGAAAGCATAGATGAATGTCTTTGCCTGTGCTCTTGAGCTTAGGCCTGCCCTCTCTTGGTTAGCTGTGTGTATGTCACCGGAGACCACGATCTCTGTGTACTCCGGGTCGTCCATGTAGTGGCACAGCATCCTGAGTTCAATTGAGGATGCGTCTATGCCTACAAGGTCCTGCTTCCTAGGGTTAGATGGGACCCACAGGCTTCTGCATTCCTCTCCGTAGGGTGAGTGTACAGATGGAACCTGGGCCATGTTAGGTGAGGCGTGCGCCATGCGCCCTGTGATAGTTCTGAGGGTCAGTACCTTACCGTGTACCCTCCCTGTCTCTGGGTGAACGGCGTCTATCCACGAATTAATCTGTGCGATCCTCTTCTGCAGCATCATGTACCGTGCCACCACTTGGGCCTCTTTCATATCAATCTTAGAGAGCACAGCCTCGTCCACCACGGGGGTGCCTAGGTCAGTCTTCTTCTCAGGTACCCATCCCTTCTCCATCAGCCGCTCGGCCACCTGCTTCCGTGACCCAGGGTTAAAGGGGATGTGCTTTACCTTGGTCTTCATCTGTACCTTCTTGGCAGGGAATACCTCCTGCATATCCTCCTTGATCTGCACCAGTTCATCGCTCAGTTCAGCCACCAGTACGCAGGCATTCTCCTGATCAAGGGCAAATCCATTGAGTTCCTGTTCACTTAGTATCATACGGATCCGGTGCTCTAGTCTAATAGAATCTCCGCTGAACTTGGTAAGTTCCTTCTTGACCACCGTGTACAGCTTCCGAGTTAAGTTTACATCTTGCATACAGTACGTGCCCATCTCCTCGGTATACCCCTGAGTAAACAGAGAAGGATCAAACTCTATCTTTGGGAAAGAGAGCGTCCTTCCCCATGCGTCAAGGGAATGACCGCCTTCTCTGACTGGGTGGGCAAGTTGCGAGAGGACCAGTGTGTCGAGCATCTGCTCTGGTTCAAAGCGTACGCCCCAAAGAAGATCAAGTACCCGAAAGTCATAATGAATAGCGTGGTGCCCAATAACTTTATCCGCCTGTGTCGCAAGAGTTGCAAAGCTACTTCTTTCTCCCTCTGTGAATAGTCTAGCGGTCTCTGTTGTGGTACCATCTTTGTTATCCTCCACCATCACTGTACCCACGCACCATATACGGGTAGGGTTAAATCCATTGGTCTCTATGTCTAGGAAGAGGCGTCTCATTCGTTCCTTTCCAAGTAAGCAACTGTCACCAGAATACCTATGACAATGAATAAGAAGATACCGAGTGATAGGAGTGAGCCTCGTGAAAGTTCATTCATCATAGTACCTCGTCAAAATCCTCTGTCTCTGTATCTGTATCTGTAGCAGGATCGTCTATCTGTGTCAAGCGCCCTGTATCCCTGTCGTAGTGCAGGTAGCAGGCAGGCCCGGTGAGCCCAGAGAAACGGTTCTTCAGTACCCGGATCAGAGTGACATTCCTCCGGTACAGGTCAGTGTCCTGGCCGTTGCGTTCCAGCCCTATGACCATGTTACTCAACTGGCCTATGCCTGCCGTACCTCTGAGTTCAGAGAGAGATGTTTGGCCTCCCTCCTCATGTGGCTTACCAGCGGGGCGCTTGGAGTGACTGACCATGCCCAGCCATATGTCTAGCTCAATGGTCAGCGTCTTGAGCTTGGTGGCGATCTCGTCCAGGGCTTTCCGTTCATCCCCTGCACTCTGATCACTGACCAGGATGGAGATGTGATCCAAGAAAATGTAACGACAGTCGCAGGCATGGCGCATGTACTTGATGGTGTCTATGATGGTGTCTATGTCATTGGAACCAAAAGAATCAAAGAACACGTACCGCCCCGTGGCAAGGGTATCCTCGAAGGAGTTATCCCATTCCTCCTGTGTGTACTCGGTGGTGGGCAGGTGTAGTGGCTTACCAGCGGAGAGGCTCATCATCCCCCTGGCAGCGTCCTCCAGTGGTTCCTCCAGGAAGAGGAGCCCAATGTTATCCTCGGTGTGCTGTTGTATGTGGAAGGCAAGCTCTCTGAGCACCTGCGTCTTGCCCATTCCGGCCCCGCTGGTGATGGTCCACATCTCTCCCTTTCGGATGCCGTAGGTCAGGTCCTGGAGGGCCTCCCAGGGGAGTTCCAGTGAGTCAGGGGTAGGTTGATTAAGCAGGCGCTCCAGGAGGTCCTCGCCCCTGATGATGTTGGCAGGGGTATACTTCTCCGCTGCGTACCAGCGCCGGGTGAAGTCAGCGGAACGATTCTCCATCAGGTAGTCAGAGGGGTCCTTGCCCTCGTCTAGCGTGACCACCTTGCTCTTGTTCGGAAACAGCTTGGATACTTGGTTAGCCGCCTGCGTACCGCTCTCGTCACGGTCAAAGCAGATGACGATCTCCTTAAAGGAGTTGAGGAAGTTGTAGTTGTTCTTGCAATCCTTCAGTGCATTACCTGCGCCTCCCTTGATGGAGACCACAGGGTAGCGAGAGCCCAGGAGCTGGTACGTGGAGAGGGCATTGGAGGAACCGAAGGACTGTTGACCAAAGAGAACAGTGCCCTTGGAACTACCCTCCCACTTGAAGGACTTGGCCCTGCCCCTGACCTTGTTGGCAACGTGCTGCCCCTCTGCGTTGTAGTAGGGGTAGTAGTGTCCTAGTTCTGCACCGTCCTGCACGTTGACAGTGACGTTGAATAGTTTGCAAGTTTCTTTAGATATTTTTCTTTTACTAATATCTGTAAAGGTACCCTTGCTAAGAGAGACACCAGAAGAATTATTCTCTTCGTACTCTTCTTCTTGTACCACTGGGGTAGTGTCAAACTGATCTAACATCTCTTGCATCTCCTTTGGAAGTTCATTCTTTCTAAATCTTTTCTTCTCATTCTTACAAGCGTGCGAGAAGCAGTAGCCATGGGTAGGGTATAGCGCAAAGGCATCTGAACTGTTACCGCAAGGGCAGTGGTGGTGCGTAAGAAGTGCTTCTTCTTCTTCATCTTGTAACATATTATTTCCTTAAAGTAAAGCTAATAGAAAGATAAAGATGAGGATACCTAAAGGACTAAACAGAAGGTAGAAGAATTCTAGTAGAGGATGATTAGAAGAATTATTCTTCTTGTTATTCTTCTTACTACTCATCATATTCCCCCTGTAGCATAGCTACTATCATCAAAATTACCCCGTGTCAACCCCGTATATTGTCGCACCTGTGCAGTTGTACCCGTGGTGAACCAGGTAGGTGTAGGACAGTAAGCCCACTTAGCAAAGGATGCCTTCTCCCCTATGTAGTAGTCCCGGTAGGCCTTGACAGCATCATCTGGTACCTTGTACTGGTCAGGCATACACTGTGGTGGGTCTACCATGTCAGTGGAACAAGGCGGTACACTGATGAAGAAAGGAGGTGTGCTTAGTATTTTTCTGAACTTTTTATCTGTCAGGTGTACCTTGTCATACCTCTTTGTGTACTCATCGCATAGAAATGCGAACAGGTCATAGGTCCACTTGTACTGGAGCAGTGACCCTCTGACCCACTTGGTAGAGGGGTGGTTCAAATGGGACATCTTGTACATGCCGCTCTGATTAGCACACTTGTCACCGTCTAGTACACGGTGAGCAGTGCATAGCATCTGCGCTGTCTCCAGTATCATCTTGACGCAGTGCTTGTCACAGTGCATCTTTGCTGCAGTTGCTGGGTCAGGATGCAGAAAAAAGATATTCATCTTGGGCCTCCTCGCTGTGTTCGGTGATAAATCTATACATAATAGCATTAAGTATTTGTCTATACTCTTCTTGCGAATACTTGTCAATACTTATTTCTTTTATTACGTCGGTCATTCTAAAAACTTCCGAGAGGGTTATGCTTTTTTTAAACATCACCCTACCCTATAGGTCCAGGAGCATCTGTCTGGGGTCAGGTATGTCTAGCTCCTCGTCTGGCAGGCCCGGTCCTGCGTCTATAAAGTTGAGGAATTTATTGACGTCTTCAATCTCTATGGCTCTGACCGAGAACTCCACGTCTACGACGCTGTCCATATAGGACCACAGGATATCCGGTACCTCATCGTGGCTCTGGTAGTCATACTTCTTATGCTTGCTCATCATACTATCTCCCATGTGTAATGGTCGTGGACCCACTGCTCTCTTGTCAGAGAGACGGGGATCACCTGTGCTATAGGTTCCTCCGCGAAGGAGGATAGATTTTTCTCCACCCACTTGATCTGCTTCTTGGTAATCGGCGCGCGTCTACTACTGGTGGGAGTGATCATAATTTTCTCCTAGTTGATTGTTCTGCTTGTTTGTACTGGGTTGATGGTGGAGGTGTCAATAACTAATTTCACCTCGGGGTTATTTTTTTCCAAGACTTCTATACCTACCACGCGCGACTCGGTGATACCTGCTTCTACCTGCGTCCCCATGCCTGTTAGCTCATCGTATTCGATGCCAAAGGATATGGCCGTGTCTATCAGTGACTCTAGGCAATCTTTCAGGGGTATCACCATCCCGTCAGGTGTTCGCACCATGCCACTGGCTGCGTCTACCTTGTCAGGGTTATCAGGGTCAAAGGGGATCACCAGGGTGGTGGCGGTGACCACCTTATAGATTATGGCCTTGCTGT